TGCGCCATTGAGCTGGTTGTAAGCTGCGACAACCGGGCCATTAGCTACCGTGCCGATGGGGGTGGAAGGGACAGTGCCGGTGATGGGTTCCGCCCCAGTTGTCGGATTGTAATAACCGAAGACATTACCGAGGGTGTCGATTTCAATTCCGAGTTCGACGGAAGTTCCAGCAACGAGAGCTAGGTTTGCTGGGAACGGGACTGTGGTGGTGCCAGAACCATTCTTGACAATCAGAGACAGAGCGCCGGTCGTTACGGTCGACTGGATGTAGACACCTTGGGGGCTGGAGGCTGCCGAAGCGACGAAGCCCACTTGCAAAGTCCCCAAGAGAGAGTCGATCGACCCTTGCCACTTGAAGAACATCCGTCCGAGGTTGTTGGCGACTGTGGGGACTTGGAAAACGGCTTGGGTAGTGGCATAGGCTCCGAGAGTATTAGCCGCCGCGCCGGTCGTGAGGGTAGCGGAACCACCAACACCGGTTGCGGTAGCCATTACAGCAGAACCTCCCGCCGTGAGAGCGGTCAGATCGCCATTGTTGATGTATTCGAGAGCGATAACGCGGGCCCAGGTCGGATCGGGGACTCCCGAATTACCCATGGTCTGACGATAGGCGGCATTGGTGAAGCCGTAGGGCATTCTAGTCGTGCGTGAGAGTTTTGCAGGCATGCTGTTCTCCAAATAAGGAAGGGGAGCTGTCGAGAGTGTAGCCTAGGGCTAACTTCAATAGCTCCCCTGAGGGGTAGTTTCCTACCGGGATTACAAATTAGTAATCACGGGGGAAAATTAGGCTGCGTTGCTGCCGAACAGACCACGCGGATTAGCCCACAGGAAGGTATAACGTTCGTAGGCACCTACTTTGTAGTTCCGGGTATCTGCGTCATTGTCTTCCCAGATCTCCAACGGCTCACGCTCTTGCCAGATCATGCCATCTTGAATGCCGGTGGTGATGAACCACGGATCGGCTGCCGTCAGGTACGGATTGCTGACACGACCGCCGGACAAATACCCTTCGGTATTGATCGGGTTGATATCGTTGTTGTTGTTTCCGACAGCCTTGGCGGTTTTCAAAATCCGATCAGCATTCATGATGTTGTTCGGATGGACAATCAGCTTGTCCCCAGACAACGGCTCGATATACCCGCGATCGTCTTTCGACTGCATCATCAAGATCAGCATGTCTTCAACAGCTGCTTGCGAAAGCGCCGCATCGATAGCCATCTTATTCTGCCAGGTGCCTGCCGAGAAGTTCGGATGGGCCGTGTTCAGCAGGGAAACCCCATCACCGCCAAGATATGCGGAGTTGAAGGCCCGATTGAACACATTCGTGGCATTGATGTTTTTCGTTTCACGGAAGGCCCGACGAAGGCGCTCAACACGGCCCTGGGTCAGCTTCACGTAGAGGTTATCCTTCAACTCTTCGTGAGTGACAATGATCCCCAGACCGTACGCTACGTTCGTGCCACGGGTGATGAAACCCTGTTGCATCGTGTCGTAGCTGATTGGCTGGCTTTCCGGCTTGAACACCGCAAGGCCCAGGCCAACGCTCTGCACGTACTCTTCGTAGTTCTTATCCGATTCGTACTTGCGGAACATCATGGGGGCAAACTCCGGGGCACCCGGAGCTGCCGAATCCCACCAGCTTTTTACCCCTTCCCATAGTCCCTTGGGGTAGGAGCCTGTATTGACAATACCTGGCATGGTAATTCTCCTTAATTAGCGATTACGAATTAAACGCCGGCAGTGTTGCCTTGGAATTCGTGTTGGTTGAAGATCACATCCCAGGTCGCATTAGCGCCGAACGCGTTATTCGGAATCTGGGAGAGGCCGAAGAGCTTGACGGTTAGCGCAGCGGTGGTTGCGAAGGAACTCGACAGGAGAACCGTTGCGGAGTTCTGCGAAGGGGCCGTTGGGTTGGTCACAGTGAAGGATGCATTGAGGCCCACACTTGCCGCGACCAGGTTGGCCGTGGTGATGCCGTCATCCTGGATCTGGAAAACCACCTTCGGATCGTCCACCACCAGCACGTAGTATGCTTTGGTTTTCGTAGCCGGGATGTTCTGGATCGTCAGGTCGATGTTCGTGCCGACCAGCGAAGGGTTGTTCGGGTTTGCTGTGAGGCAACCGATCACCACGCCACGAACCACGCCCGTACCTGTGGTGTTCTTCGTGACTGCCGGAATACCGTTGGCATCAGCACCAACTGCGGCCGTCAGCACGACATCGCCAGGATTATACTGGTTAGTATCAGAAGCAGGGATGTAATACATGTTCCCGCCTCCGCTCCACGCTGCGCCATTCATATAGCGAGCGGGAACGAAGCCACGGGGTTGGGTAAAATTCGCCATCATGGTCTCCCTAGAAGTTAGGGTTTGTTGAGAGGGGCCGACCCAGCCCCAAGTTGCGGATTACTCGCTAGAACGACCGCGCTCTTTTGCGGCTTGCCCCAGCTCGTATTCTCTCTTGTAGCCAGTATCGATTTCAGTTCTCAGATTCCTGAGGCTGCGGAGGCCAGCGCGTTGGTCTGGATCTTCTGCCTGCCTGCGGATGTCTGCGTCCCACTTATCTGCAGCCCGATACCGGCGCGATTCGATTTCAGCCCAAAGATCCTCAGGACACTTCAACAGGTAAGCCCGAAGAGCCTGCCCATCGCTGCGAGTCCCTTTCACGAATCGGGAAATCACACTGCTAATTTCCTCATCCGGGACGATCTTTGCTTGCCTTGCATATAACTCGTCTTGTGTGACGAAATCAAAACCTTGATGAAGCTTGTGTTCGATTGCTCCGTCCTCGTCGTTGACCCAAGCCAACTTGTGGCCGGGGATTTCTCCGTGAACGTGCAACTGGAGGGTGAGACCTCCCAAATCATTCTCCCGCTCGCGGGGGGCTGTGCCATCCTCTCGGGATTCCCGGAGAGAGCGGCCTTGGCGACGGGCTTGTAAGAGTCGGTTGGTGTCCGTGTCGGGGGATTTTTGGAATGCCCCGGCTGCGGTCTTGGTTTCATTATCCACGAGAATACCTCAAAGAGAAAGGAAAGGAGAAGTGCTGAGAAAGGGGGAGTTACTTTTTCTTTTCAGCGGTTCGATGGATGTGGGGGGAGTCGTCGAAATAGTTCTTGAGGAAAGTCGCTTCGGTTGTCCAGCCCTGGCGAATGCCTACCTTCATCAATTCTCGGTCGGCTTCAGGCAGATCATTGACCGTGTACTTTTGGCCCCCAGAACCACCACCGCCACCAGATTCCGTCATATTCCCTCGTCGTGTCGGATCGCTCCGGCCTTCATCAAACTTTAATGGGAAGGCTTCTTTCATCTTCTCTGTGATGAGGTCGAGGAAGGGCCGACCGCGTTTGGTTTCTCCATTAGCCATCAACTCATTGGCAAGAGCAAAGCCATATTCACGCATAGGGCGAGATTCGCGGAACCAGCTATTGCCATCTTCGATCCAGGCTGTGACCGTGGGGTCACTGGTGGTTCCGTCCTCATTGACTACCGGAGGGCGGTTGGCTGCTTGAGGATCTTTAGATTGCTTGGTGTCTTCAATCTGCTTTTTGACGTTCGCTCGTTCGTCTGTGAGGATTTCAATGCGGTCGTCAAGAGCATCAGCAGTGGCATCATCGCCGTCCCGAATAGCTGCGCGTTGCTGGTTCTTGAGGTCGCGGAGCAGGGAGCCGATTTCAGCATCTCGGGACTCGATTTGCCGCTGTTGAAATTCGGAGAATTGTTTTGCGGTGCCCTTAAATTCAGCAAGTTCCCGTTTGACTTGAGCAAGCTCGTCCTGCAGTCGGTTGTTGTAGCGAGCACCATCTGCCAGGAAGGTTGCAGCGTCCTTCCAACCACCTTCAGGGCCTTTGTACTTGTGCTTCGGCTGCCAGCCCTTGCGGGAGGCTTCGAGTTCCTGCTCGCGGGCAACTGCGGTATCGTGGTCGGAACCTCCACCACCCTCCCCACCCTCCCCGGTCTGTTCTTCGTGCAGTTGGCGGAATAATTTTCTCAAAGCAAGGCTCATTGCTATAACTCCAGTAGTGGAAATTCTATTTAGTGTAGACCTTTAAGATTCCGAAGAACACCTTCGATCTGCTCTATGGACTTTTCAACATGACGTTCTCCAGTGGGGGCACCACGGCGAAGTTCATACAATCGTTCTACTTGCCGTTGGATAAGTTCTATCCGGGACTCATTTGTTATTTTCATTCTATGAATATCCGCGACAGCATGTAAAATTTCTGTGGCACTTTTGATGTCATTTGTATTTTGTGAAACTTCAGCTTGTGTGAGGTTTTGTATGTTCATTGCTATAACTCCAGTTATGGAACTACGGTTATTTACCGGGATTACAAATTATTAATCCCGGAGGAAAACGACTTCTGAGGGGCTGAGTCCGGTTTGCAATTTATTCTGCAGATCTGGGAAGAGGAAAAGAAGCTCTTTGATGATCGCAGTGTGCAAAGCCACTTGAACTTTGTTCGAAGAGACCTCTTTAATTTCATCTTCGGTGAGCCCGAGGTCACACACGAACACCTTCCAGTTGATCTGGTAACTCATACTTCCTTCTTCGGCAGTGGGCTGATGATATCCAGGTCAGCGACAAACCTGTAAGTTTTACCATCAATCGGGGATTCGTGCATTTTGCCAACATACTGCCCAACCAGCACACGATCGCCAACCTCACAATAGTCTGTAGACTTATCCGACCACGCATCCGGCCCAATCTCTAGCACAGTGCAAACCTGCGCGCGGTTGGCTTCAGCTACAACAGTCTTTTCGATGAAGACAATCCCACCAGCGGATTTCTTTTCGACTTCCTCAGTCTCCAGCAAGATACGGTGTCCCGTCGCTCGAAACCCGGATTTGTTATCTGGATTGGGGCCTTTGTTGGTAGTGCGCCAGCCGGGTTGGAGATACTCTGCCATTACCCTCTCCTATTCTTTTCCGCAACCATCTCCCGAGCCTCATCAGCGCTCGATTCTAGATTCTGCAGCAATTCATCAATAGTTTTGACCTGAGCCAGCCCTACAGCATTCAACTGCAGGGTCATCTGCCCCTCGTCACCTGTGTAGGCACGCCTCGCCCACGCCTCCATTATCTCCTGTCGATCATCCCGCAGGCTATTCAGAAATGTTTGCGTGATGGGATTTTGCAGCCATCCGAGGAAATCCTCAGGGCCGTAGTCTTGGGGGAGTTTCAAGTTGCCGCTCCATCATTAGTCGGTTGGGTTTGGGGAAGGTTTTCACGATCGGCAGCTTCCTGCGCTGTCAGCCGATCATGCACGTCCATCATCATTTTATGATACGACCCTTCCACATCGGAGCCAGTTTTTGCTTTCTTCAAGGCCAGATCGGCCCCTTTAAGGATAGTGTCGTTGTGCAACTTGAGGGCTCCGATCCGAGCGTTGAGCAAGCCAATCTGCTCTTTCGTCCCTTCCCCGTCTGCAGATGCGAATTTCTCTGCAGCTTGTGCACGCAATTCCAGGATCTTCGCTCTGTTGAGGGCAACAGTCTGCTGCAACTTCGCCACTTCCAACAGCATATCGTCGTGATGCTCCTGCTTTTCCTGCTCCAGCTTCGCCATTGCAATCTGCGTCTTCGGATCAACCGGGGGTTTGACGGCACGCGGGCCTTGCGGATCAGGGAATATCTCTTCCACATCCCATTCGTTAGCCTCCAGCCACATGCGAGAGACCACTGCCTTGTCCCAGAGGGCTCCCAGGGGGGTCATAGCTGCCTGCGCGAGCTTATCAGCTTTCTCTTTCCTCTGCGACATGCTGACTACAGTCGGGTCGGCTGAAGGAAACACCCGGAAGTTGCCCTGCCGGTAGTCGTCAGCTTGCAAAATTGCATCCGGGCCTTGCGTGAGTTCCCAGAACCTAGGAGAATGCTGGAAGAAAGTCTGATTGAGCTTGTAATGAATGGTCAGTTCGTGGCGGAAGGAGCGATACATCCGGTTGTGGATGCCGGAGAAGAGCATCATGCCTTGTTCAACAGTCACTTGGGAGGTAGTTGCCGGGGTGTTCTGCCCAGGAGAAACCCCGGTCATGATGTCCGTGGCCGAGCTGATCTTTTCCCCATACTGAATAAGCACACCCAATAACTGAAATAGAACATCACTAGGAGCATTCACCGGGAGGGGGAAAATAGACTTACGCAAATCATCCCCAGTCGAATCAACATGTTTCCATTCAAACGGATCGAAGCTAGTTTTTCCTGCTTTCATCCTAGCCCCACGTGCCATCCAGCCACCAGCAGTGGTTTGCATTGTCCCACAATCAATCAGTTGGTTGATGATGGTGGAGACGGCCTCATTAACAGGCCCGAGCAGAGCTCCAAGCCCTAATCCATAGAACCCACCATCGGGGGATGGCACAAAGGTGTATTTAGTAAAGAACTGCACCGGGTCGATTCGGATGACCGTGTTCTCTTTGCTGTTACGAACGGCGACAGCACGTCTTTCCAAAAGGGAGGCTTGTGCAGCATCTGTTGCAAGGTTTGCCAGAGTTTCAAATTGGCGTTGACGCGCGTCTAACCGCCTGTGGATAGAACCATCATCATAAAAGCGAGCAACAATACGGTACAAGTGGCCAGTATCTTCTCGTACGCTGATAATATAGGGCTCCCGATAGCCGTCACCATCAAGATCCAACCAGCAATACTGCTCCAGCACTCGAACATCTTCGGATTCGGCATTCGGGGAGAGGCCTTGGACTTCTCTGGCGGCACGTTCCAGCATGTTGACCATGATCTGGTCAGGAGATGACGCGTGGGTGTTTTCTTCCTTGATAAAGATCTTCCGATGAATCCTCTCCATCAGCTTGTTCTCATCCATGTTAATCACATGGGTGTAGCGCTGAGCCGTGAGCAGGTTCTTGCAGTTGTAATCAACTACGAAGTTCTGTGCCGGGACGAACTCGCTGCAGTTGATCCCAGAAACTGCGTCGTAACTGGTTTTCTTAAAAGCCGATCCGAGCAAGCTAGCCGCGAATTTCGTCTGCTCATCCATATCCGCCCATGCCGGGTCATCATCAGTCAGCTGGATATTAATATGCCGACTAATCCGTTTTGCCCTGGCCATCTTCTTTCCTTCAGGATCTTCCCCTTGAATTCGGAAGTTAGCCAGATTACTGCCTTTGGTAAGGATGGAGATTCGCGCGAGGAATTGCAATGCTCCGACAGTCACCAACGGAAACTTCACATTGCTCGCATTTGTCCAGGGGAAATTCTTCATCTCCTTCACCTGCAGGGCGATCTTCATAGCCTCTGCATGTTGCTCAGACCATTGAGTGCGGCTGGAGATGTCTTTCACATAACCCCCAACGACCCAGCGACC